CTAACTTATCAAAAAGGACACGTCATTCTTTTCACGCGTTACACTTTGGTTTCGGCGTTCATTTCGATAATCCCCGAATTTTTAGACAAGATAGAAATAATGGGAAAAGTAAACGACTTCGAAGTAACCCAATCCGAAATCATTAACAAGTTAACCGGATCAAAGATTTTGTTTCGCGGCATCAAAACAAGTTCCGGCGTTAACACTGCAAACCTTAAATCGATTGCCGGTTTATCAACTTGGGTAATTGATGAAGCCGAGGAACTAACCGACTCCGATGTATTTGATAAAGTAGACCTTTCTATAAGAGCGAAGGAAAACCCTAACCGCGTTATTTTGGTAATGAATCCGGCTTACAAAAGTCATTGGATTTACAACGACTTTGTAAAAAAGAAGCGAACTGATACAACGTACATACACACGACATACATAGACAACAAAGAGAACTTATCCGATTCATTCATACAAGCCGCGGAAAAGACAAAGAGAGAGAACCGCGCGCGATATGAACACCTGTTTTTGGGTACTTGGTTGGATGATGCCGACGGAATGCTATGGAATCGAGCGATAATCGGAAAAGCTAGAATAGATGAAGCGCCAAACCTAACTAGAATAATTGTGGCAATTGATCCCGCCGTAACTGCAAATATGCAAAGCGATGAAACGGGAATAATAATTGTTGGAAAAGATAGCGAAGGATTTGGATACGTACTCGAAGACCTTAGCGGAAAATACTCGCCAAATCATTGGGCAAAGGTCGCCAATGATGCCGCGCTAAGATGGAACGCCGATTGCATAGTAGCTGAAAAAAACCAAGGTGGCGACATGGTAGAAGCTGTATTAAAGTCCCAAGGAACTAATTTTAGGATAAAGCTAGTAACTGCGACAAAGGGAAAATATGTGAGAGCGGAACCCGTTTATTCATTATATGAGCAAGGGCAAATTTATCACGTTGGAAGTTTTCCTATCTTAGAATCGCAAATGGTAACCTTTAACCCTGATAAAGGAAAATCGCCCGATCGAGTCGACGCGCTTGTTTGGGGATTAACTGAATTAATGGTAAAAAACAACTTTGAATTCTCAATATGAAAAAAGAAACTATTGCCGCGCTTATCTTGATGTTAATCACTTATTTATTTATCGTTTTCGTGACATTGGATTTTAACGTATTTAATTGGCATTGGAGCGCACGCGCTGTTATGGTAGTAACTTGGTTTTACGGAGTTACATTTTTAGAAAAGAATAAATAAGTATATTTGCTAAAACGAATATGCTATGCTATTAAAGGCTCTAAGGTCATACATTACTCCTACGGTTATTTCGACACCTCAGAAACCCGATGTAAACCTACTCAATCAAATACTTTATGGCCAATTTACGGCCTCCACGATGGTTGTTTGGTATGACTCAAATCAACAGACATTTATCGACAAAGGTTACAAAGGTAATGCACTTGTTTACTCAATTATTCGAAAGATAGCCGAGAAAGGCAAGCAGTGCCCTACTTACGTTTACAGAGAGACCCAAGCAGCTAAAAAATACAGAGGCGGAAAATATAATTCAAAAGAGCTTAACAGATTGCAAAGCATAGCATTTAGAAAGAAGGAGCTTGAAGATGTAAGTTATACCGATCCCGTAAGCCAGTTGATTAAAAATCCGAATCCAATGCAAACTTGGGCGGAATTCTTGGATTCTATGCTAACGTGGTACAATACTAGCGGCGAGATATTTGTTTACGGCTTTGCTCCACAGGATGGTTTAAATAAGGGCAAAATTAAGGAGATGTACGTTTTGCCGTCTAACTATGTCGAGATTGTGGCTGGTAGTTTATTTGAGCCTGTAAGAGGTTACAAATTGATAATTGGTGATCAGAACATTGAGATTCCAGCAAATGAAGTTTTGCATATTAAAACCACAAATTTAACTTGGGATTTGAATGGCGCTCAACTTCGTGGAATGCCTCCACTCTTGGCTGGTTTAACAACATTGCAAGCTAACAACGAAGCGACAGAGGCAAAACAGAAGACTTTCCAGAATGGAGGAGCGAAAGGAATTATTTCTCCGAATATCACAAACCCTGAGTTTTGGCCATCCCCTGATCAGCGCGCTAAGATGGATGAGCGGATAGATGAGAGGATAAACGGTAATAAGAACTTAAATAAGATTGTTGCATCTTCAATTCCTTTGCGTTACGATGCAATTGGATTGAGTCCTGTGGCAATGGATATTATTAACTCTCAGAACATGGATTTGCAAACTCTTTGCGGTCTTTGGGGAGTTAACCCTGTATTGTTTACATCTAACGCAACCTATGCCAATTTGGAAGGCGCACAGAAGGCTTTGGTTACCGATGTGATTATGCCACAGCTCCAAATGATTGAGGAGAAGTTTACGCAATGGCTAGGGATGTCTTACGGCATGGATTATGTGATTGACTTTGATATTTCATCATTCTCGGAGTTACAACCTGATGTGCAGGTTATTTTGGATACTTATGGCAAATCTCCATATTTTACAGGCAATGAGGTTAGAAGCTTGTTAAACTGGCACGCTAGCGAAGACCCAGCGATGGATGTGCATTGGATTCCTAACAACGTACTTCCAAGCGATGAGGCACTAGGAAACGCTACAACGGACTTTGTGGACTTCCAACCATAAAAAATGAATAAAATAAATTACTCTAAGGTTAGAAGGTCGGCGCAAGCGGATTTGAAGAAATATGAACGCCTTGGAATAAAAATATTTACAGAGGCATTAAAAGAGCAAGCAAAGCCAGTTGTGCCGTTGTTGCCCATGCAAGATGCTTATGTAAAGTTTTATCAAGCTGTATTTGTTGATTCTGCGACTAAAGAGTTTAATCGGATTCGTCAGGACAATAGAGAGAAGAAGTTTCTGCCAGATAATTTTTTTCTTAGCACTTGGCTTGAGTTTATAAAGAATTGGGTAATTGTTAATTTAGGTCAGTTAATATTTGATGTAACGGATACTAGTCAAAAAAAAGTCAATGAAATAGTTGCTCAAGGTATTGAGGATGGATTAAACCCTAGACAGATTGAAGAATTGTTGATTGAGCAGATTCCCGATATAAAAAGAGCTAGGGCAATTGCTAGGACTGAAGCTACACGAGCTTACAATGAAGGGAAGAAGCGTTCTGCTCAAGATTGGGCTAATCAGACTGGGACTTCGTTATGGAAGATATGGATTCATGGAGGAGCTAAAGAGCCTAGGATTCAGCACATACAAGCACAGAATAAACCCGTAAGATTTGATCAGCCGTTTGTGTTTTTTACGAATGGAGTTCAGGTATTGATGGATAAGCCTGGAGATTTAAACGGAGGAGCTGCTCAGACTATAAACTGCTCATGTGTAGTGGTTTACGTTTCAGAATCCTACGCAAGAAGGTATTTTAAGGATACATTTGTTCTGTAGTCAGTTTTGTTTGTTAATTTTATTTATTTGTATATTTGTCTAAACGAATAAGCAATGCTAGAGAAAGCCGAGCAGACGTATTCAGATTATCCCGAGGCGGTTAGAAATAATGCCAAAAGAGTTTTGAAATATGTTGATGAGAACGGATGGGGGTCATGTGGCACTCCAGTCGGAAAGCAGAGGGCAAATCAGCTTGCAAACGGCGAGCCTATTTCGGTTGATACGATTAAAAGAATGTTTAGCTATCTTAGCAGACATGAAGTTGATTTAGAATCTTCTTCATCTTATTCTGATGGTTGTGGTCTATTGATGTACGATGCATGGGGGGGTAGGGCTGCTTTGACTTGGAGTAGGAATAAATTAAAGGAATTAGAAAAGACTAGCGATATGGGTTTTGTAAAAAAAGGATTAAACCAAGGCTTTACAGATAGCGACATGAAACAAGGAATTGTTTCGGGTTATTTTGCTATGTTTGGCAACAAAGACCTCGATGGCGATGTAATTGAGGCAGGTGCTTTTACTAAGACAGTAATGGAGCGTGGCCCTCAAGGAAAGCAGTTAATCAAGTACTTGCTAGATCACGATAAAAATAAAGTTGTCGCAAAAATCAACAATCTTTACGAAGACAATAAAGGATTGCGATACGAGGCTAAAATTGGTAGCCATGCTGCTGGAGCCGACTTTCAGAAGATGATTGAGAGCGAACTAATCAACCAGCATTCGTTTGGCTTTAGAACTATTAAAGAGCAGTTCGACCAAGAGGCTAAAGCGAACCTAATTAAGGAAGTAATGATGTATGAAGGATCAGCAGTCCAATTCTTGGGTGCTAATCCTGAAACTACGTTTATAGACCTTAAAAGCGAAGCGGACGCGTTTGAATATCTTAGCAGACTTGAGAAGTTTGTAAAGACATCAGATGCAACCGATGAAACACTTGAAAAACTAGAAAATCAACTTAAATCACTTTTAGAATTTCTAAAGCCAGCCGAGCCTACTTTGGAGATTAAAGAAGCCGAGCCCGTGGATATAATAACAATTAACGAACTTAAAAAACAATTTGAATCATGGAAAATCTAACAATTGATGCCGTAAAGGCAGTAATTGCAGAAGCTGGCGAGGCTCTTAAGGCAAAGGCTAGTAATGCAGAAGTGAAAGCTAACGAAGCTTTCGAAAAGGCTGAGAGCTTACTTAAGTCTCTTAGCGGTGTAGTAACTAAGGAAGAAGCTGCTGAGATGCAAAAGCAACTTGACAAGCTTGACATTGCAATGCAGAAGAATGCAGTAGAGAAAGAAGTTAGCGGTGAAGATTTCAAGACTGCTTTCATGAAGGCTTATGCTCCAGTACAAGCTGAAATCGAAAGATTGAAGTCTGAGCCTAACGCTCGTCTTAAAGCTCCTTTGGTATTTGAAATTAACGAGAAGTCAGTTGGAACCATTACTTTGGCTTCTACAATCGCTAACGAAGCGTCTTCTGGACAAGTAACAATCTCCGAGTTTACTGGTGTTGTTTCTCCTATCCGTCAGCGTTTGTTGGTTTACCTTGCTAACGCAAGTGTTGGAGCAATCGGAACTCAGTATGCAGTATGGGTTGAAGAATACGATCAGCAAGGAACTCCAGTAATGATTGGCGAAGGTGTTGAGAAAACTCAAATCGACGTTCAATACAAAGAGCAGAGAGCTAAGGTTGAGAAAATCGGTGTACACATGAAGGTTTCTATGGAAATGTTGGAAGATGCTGCTTACTTGGCTTCTTACATCCAAACCAATGGTGTGAAGCGTGTTGAGACTGTAATCGAAAACCAATTGTTTACTGGTAACGGAACTTCTCCACAGCTTGCTGGTTTGCTTTCTAAGTCTACCACTTTCACTGGCGGTTCAATGGCTGGTGGTGTTGAGTCTGCTACTAACTGGGATGTTATCCACGGAATTATCGCTCAAGTAAGAGCTGCTAACGGAACTGCTACAGGAGTATTTGTTGAGACTGGACAGTATCACTTGATGCTTTCTGAGAAGGATGCAGAGAAGCAATATATCTTGCCAGCTGGCGTTACTTTTAACGCGAACGGTGGAATTACTGCATGGGGAGTAAACATTATC